TTGCGTCTTTATAAATAGGATCAGATGCAATGTCAAGAGCCAAGTCACCAATACGATCAGTAGCACTTAACAAACGTATACCATCAGGGGATAGGTATGCTATGTCACCACCAAATTCTTGTATACTGTCGGGGTTAATACAACCTATTCTGTCTGTTATAGGTTCTAGTTTAAAATCAGATGAGGTATTACCTACAAGTTTCTTGATTGTGTCTGTAGTAAAAATGATAAGATTATCACGAAAGCCTATCATACCTGTTACGTCAAAACCTACATTTATAGTACCAGCACCATTACCTGTAGCAAAATCATCTACTGTAGTTGGTGCTGTAAAAAATATCTTACTACCTTTAGAATAGAATGCGTGATTTTTAAATACTGCTACATTTTCTGCACCTTCTACATCTGAACTGTTAGATGATGTTAAATTTACTGTAGTGTTTCCACTGCTATTAAATATTACAGGAAAACTTTTACTATCAACAAATATAGTTTTGTCTTCTTGAGTAAAATTAAAAGATGCATGTCTTACTTTTTGTGTATTGGTAGATGAACTCGTACCTACGTGTGACCAAGTTGTACCTGTTCCATGAAAGTATAATGTCTTGTTAACTTGACTAGAATGAAATGTACCAAAGGTAAGAACGGTATTATCTGATATTGATTGTGCTGAGTCAAGTGCAATGCTGTTCTGATTTGTTACTGTTGCTACTTTTACAACACCAGATATGCCTGTGCCTGTAACAAACATACCAGCCTTTATGTTAGTAATAAAACTAAGTACAACATTGTCGGCTAAAGATACTGCTTTGTCTAGTATAAGACTATTCTGACTTGTTACTGTTTTTACTGTTACTTCCCCAGTAATGCCAGTACCTGTTACAACCATGCCTCTAGTAATAGTTCCAAAGGATGCACCAGTGCCAGCAATAGTAACGCCTGTTACAGATCCTTCATTTAAACCTGTACCTGCTATTGTAGCTCCTGTTATTCCACCTGATCCATCTACCGTAGTTATTGTAATAGTTGCATCATTAGCTGTAGTAGCACCATTTAACTGTGTACCAACTATTTTAATTGTTTCATTGACTGCAAAACCTGAACCTGCTGCAGTAATAGCTACCGTATAAATACTAGTAGTTGCACTCACTGTGCTAATAGCATTACCCATAGCGTTGCCGTGAACAGTGCAATAATATCTTGCTGGCATAGTTCCAGAAGTAGGAACGGCGATAGTAACTGTTGCTCCAGCGTTTCCGGGAACACCTGTTGTGGTAACTCCAGTTGTGAATGAATTACCGCCAGAGTCTTTAAAAGCTAATGGGTGTCCTAAATTAGAAGAATCACTTTGATCAAATGTGTAAGTAGTGCCTTGAACCAGAGATAATGCTGGAGTTGCCACACCATTAAGTGCAAAAACATTAACACCACCAACGTTTACAACAGTTACAGCATAGTTAGTAGTTTGGCTTATACCTGCTCCTTTAGTTACATTAAATGTAGCACTACTACCAGAACCACTATAGCCAGACTGATTTGGGTTAGTATATGTAACAGGCTCACCACCAACAGAACTAACTGTAATAACTGCATTGTTTGCTGAAGTAGCACCACCTAAGTTTGCACCAAGAACTGTTACCGTTTCGTTAACCTTGAAGCCTGTACCTGCTGCATTTATTGCTGCTGTGTAAGTGCCGTTTGTGTTTGTTACATCAAACGTAGCACTTGCGCCAGCTAAAGAAGTAGCACCTGTTACCCCTGTAAAAGTTCTAACTCTGTCTACAGCTACTGTTGTGCCATTAGTAACAGCACCATTTACTATAGCTGTAGCTGTGTTGTTATCAAGAGCGACTGCTGTAGCGTTGGATACTGCTCCGTTTACTGTAGAGGTAGCTGTCTGATATTCTGTTACAGTAGCGGTATCCATCTTTCTAGCTGTTACAACTCTGCCAGAAGATATAACTTTCATAGCAAGAACATCGCCACCGCCGGGAACTAATGTTGAGCTAAACTTACTGTAACCTTTTAGTTTGCTATAGCCACCTTCTCTGTTAGACTCAAAGTTTTGCAGAATAGTAGCAGAGCCTACAGCATTAGTACCTTGTTGTAATGGAGTAAGGTTAGATATTAACCCTCCCTTAAACTCCATAGGAAATGTTGTCCATTGTACTGGCATTAAAAATGTACTCTTGTGTCTCTTAGATATGGCGTTCTATTTATATTTATAGAGCGTAGGTATTTGATTTGTTCTTCAAACTTCTGAAGAGCTAATTGTGCAGATTGTGTATCTCCTCTAAACTGATAAGCATAGTACATTGCACCCTCTACTATGGCAAATCTGTACTGCTCTGGTATAGGAGGAACATCAAGTGCATTTTCTAAATCGTATCCTAATGTATAATATTCGTATACTATAGTGTATGCTTTGTCAGGTACAGGATGGCATATAAGTTCTCTGCCCGGAGTTCTTATAATGTGCGTAGGTATCCCACGTATGCTTGCTGATGTGTTAAACTCATCGTCAGCATATTTTTCTATCCACTCTTCATATACTAAAGATTTAAGTTTTTTTGTTCCTATACTTAAACTATCATCTCTTTTTGTTCTGAAGGAGTTCATATTTATTGTTTTGACATCTGGTGAATAAGAATACTTCATAGTACCAGCAGCTAACACTAGTTCTTCCTGTACATGATTCCAAGGCCACTCATACTCTTCTTGATTAATATGTCTTATTGATGAGTTTACAGCATCTTTAGCTAAACCATAATATCCTACAGCACCAGAAAAGTTTGTAGAAGTTAGCTGTACTTCGTTTAGTCTATTGTTAACATCGTTAACTAAGCCAAGAAAATTATAAGCCATTTATCTTTCCCTAATCGGTAATATCACCGTGCGTTCAAATGTTAGTCCTTGTGTTGTAGTTATACGACAAGTTATATTATATCTTTTATGATTTGTACCTCCAGCAAAACGTGCAGTGGCTACGTTGCCAGAAGTAGTGGTAGCTAAAAACTGTAACCCATCTACCGTTTGTGCTGTTTCTACTGGTACTTTAGTTCCGTTTGAATCTTCTATAGAAAATAAAGCTGATGATAGATTGTTATCACCCAAGAACCTAGACCAATCTACACTGAAGTCTTGCTGTTCGTCAGGGTCTTTTTCAGGCCATTTGTACGCCATGTCATATCCTTAACTAGTTATATATACTACTCTATGTTTGTTTACAGGACGTATAACTATTGTTCTACCCCTATTAAATTGATCTGCAAAATCTTCAAAAGGAAAGACTACACCATTAGCAGAGATAGAATTTTTAACTGCAGGAGCGGTTACACTACCTATCGTTATATTTCCTGGTCCAGTTACCGTTGGTACAGTTTGACTAAAGGCACTAGTTGCATCTGGTATTGTAAAATTTGCTTCGCCAGTTACAAATAGAGATGTAGAAGTATTACTGGTAGTTATAGTATTCCCCATAGCATTGCCATGTACGGTACAGTAATATCTTAGTCCTTGAGAAGGTGCGTTTGTAGGAACAACAAATGTTACAGTTGCTCCTGACTGACCTTGTGTTCCGCTAGTTGAAACTCCTGAAGTATAACTAGATGATCCATTTTTAAACCTTAATGGGTGTCCAGTGTTAGTGTTATCACTTACATCAAAGACGTATGTTACTCCTCTGGAAAGTTGTAGCGTTGGATTGTTTATACCATTTAAAACAAATACGTTAACTCCACCTACATTTGCAACAGTTACAGTAAAATTATTAGTGCTATTTACTGTAGTTATGGTATTGCCCATACCGTTGCCATGTACGGTACAGTAATATCTAGCTGGCATTGTACCAGTCAATGGAAGCTCTAGTCTTACTGTAGCTCCTGTTTGTCCAGCCGTTCCTGAAGCCGTAACTCCTATAGTGTAAGAATTACCAAAAGAATCTTTAAATCTAAAAGGGTGTCCACTATTACTGCTGTCACTTACATCAAAGACGTAGGTTAGTCCTCTTACTAGTGTTAGTTCAGGAGACTCTACACCATCTATGTAGTACTTGTTACCACTTCCAGTATTAGCTACAGTTACTGTATAATTATTTGTTGTTAATGTATCAACATCCCCAAACGCAGAACCAAGAGCATTTACAGTTGCTAACGTTGGACCTGCTTCACCTGTTTGAGTTGTTGAATTAATTGCAGTCGATGCTGTAGCTGCAGGGGATGTGGTGTTTGCTGCAGCATCAAATGTTAATGCAGATATACTTGTAGAACTTGCTATACTAGCAACATTAACATCTCCTGGGCCTTGAGCTACGAGAGTACCTACTGCCCCAGCAGCAGCCTGTCCAACAAGTTCGTTTGGTGCAGCAATACCTGTGGTAGTAGGAGCATTAGCTACACCTTGCGTATTTACTGCAGGAAGAACAACAAAATTACCTTGGCCACCTAAAGCACTTATCGCTGTTTCGGCTATTGAAGTAAGGCCAAGCATTTACGGTTTTTCCCCTAAATCAGGATCAGTTTCTACTGGTACAAATTCAACCCACTGTTTATTTT